GGTGCCGGACCCCGCGCCTTATGACCAACGCTTTTATTGGGGCTATGACGCCGACGGTCATCTGATCCCCAAGGACCACGCCCAACTCGTCGATCAATGGGTGGCGCAGACCCGCCAAACCGCCAACACGCTGCTGACGCCAACCGACTGGATCATCATCCGCGAGGCTGACAACGGTAAAGCAGCCGACCCGTTGTTAAAGACCTGGCGTGAGGACATCCGCCTTGCCACTGGGATCAAAGTGATCGCGATCCGCAATACCGCTGACACCCCTGCCCTCGCCGCCTACATCACCGGAGCGGATTATCCGGTGTGGCCTGTAGACCCCTACGCACCTGTGCCCGAACCCGTGTTGACCCGAGCGCGTGACGAGCAGGGCCGTTTTGTAGCTGACGACCCGAGCACCGCCAAGGTTGACGAGGCTTGGGTAGCCACTCCTTAAGCCGTAGTGGTCACGCGATCTCACGCTTTTCATCGCGCTCAGTACAAGCGCCACTGCTAATCTGATCCCATGACCAGGCGCGAACAGATCCTCGCCCGTGTGCGGACGGCGCTAACTGGCACCACGGGTGTCGGCAACCGGATCTATCGCAGCCGCGTCGAGCCGTTTGCACGAGAAGAAAGTCCTGCCATTGTTGTTGAGCCGCTTTCTGACACAGCTGAGCAGAACACCTCACTGCCAACACTCGATTGGAGCTTGACGGTACGGATTGTAGTGATCGTCCGCGGTCTGATCCCTGACCAACTGGCCGATCCAATCGTTCAAGACCTGCACAGCAGGGTGATGGCGGACCTGACGCTCGGCGGCTACGCCATCGACATTCAGCCTCAGAGCGTCAATTTTGAACTGGTAGAAGCAGATCAACCCTCAGGCGTTATCAGCTGTGACTACCTGATCCGCTACCGCACCAGCGTCACTAACCTTGCAACAGCGTGATGGCTACGATGGTGGACGAATACTGGGGCCAAGGCGGGACTTACTTAGCCAACCCCAAAACCGGCAAGCGGAAGCTCATTGAGCGGACAGAGCCGGCCCAACCCTCCGAACCCACAACTGAGGATCTGAGCGATGGCTCTGCTGACCCGCAAGCGCCTGATTCTGGCGAAGACTGAAGCCACCTACGGCACCTCCAGCTCCCCTGCTGGTTCCGATGCCGTGCTGGTTCGCAACCTGGAAATCACCCCGATCCAGGCCGAGACGGTGGCCCGTGACTTGATCCGGCCTTACCTGGGCAACAGCGAGCAGCTGCTCGCCAACACCCGCGTAGAGGTAACTTTTGAGGTGGAGTTTGCAGGCTCTGGCACCGCCGGCACAGCACCCCGCTACGGCGCGCTGCTGAAAGCGTGCGGCTTGAGCGAGACCGTGGTGGCAAGCACCAGCGTGACCTATGCGCCGGTGAGCGCCAGCTTCAGCAGCTGCACCATCCACGTCAACATCGACGGCGTGCTGCACCCGATTACCGGCTGCCGCGGCACCTTTTCGCTGTCGGCTGAAGTGGGCGCGATCCCGGTGCTGAACTTCACCATGACCGGGTGCTACAACGCCCCGACTGACACTGCTGCGCCAAACACCACCTACACCAATCAGGCAACCCCGGTGATCTTTAAGGCTGGCAACACCACCAGCTTTTCGATCCTGAGCTACAGCGCCTGCCTGCAGTCGCTGAGCTTCGACATCGCCAACGAGGTGAACTACCGGGAGCTGGTGGGCTGCACAAAGTCGGTGGACATCGTGAACCGCGCCCCTGCTGGTGAAGCCATGATCGAGGCTCCGACCATTGCGGCCAAGGACTTTTTCAGCATCGCCAACAACGACACCACTGGCAGCATCAGCTTCCAGCACGGCCAGACCGCCGGTAACATCATCACGTTCACGGCTCAGAAGATCGACATCGGCAACCCGAGCTATTCGGACCTCAACGGGATCCAGATGTTGACCTTGCCCTACGTTGCACTGCCGACCAGCGGCAACGATGAGCTGAGCCTGGCTTACACCTGATCAGGAGCCCTGCATGGCGTTTGTCCTTAAGCAGTCCGACACCTACGTCTGGCCGGTCACCGTTGAGATCCCCATCGACGGTGGCCGGTTTGACCGGCAAACATTTGACGCCGAGTTCAAGCGCCTGCCGCAGGCACGAAACAACGCGATCATTGCTGCCGCACGAGCTGAGACCACCACCGACCTGGAGGTGGCCGATGAGGTGTTGGTCGGGTGGAAGGGCATCACCGACGACGACGGCAAGGACGTTCCTTACAGCGAGACGGCTAAGGCGCAGCTGCTGGATGTGCCTGGCGTTTCTGCTGCGGTAGTCGAGGGCTACATCAACTCGCTGCTGGGAGCGAAGCGAAAAAACTGATCGACGCCGCGGAGCACTGGGCACGCGGCGGAGTGCAGGACAACACTGAAGACGATGCCGCTGTGCTTGGTGTGATCCTGGAGGGCAACGACAGCACCTCGGACGACTGCGAGGTGTTTGAGGAGAACTGGCCAGTGGTGGAGCTGTTTTTGCGTGTGCAGACGCAATGGCGCATAGGCATGAGCGGGCCGGTGGGGCTGGATTACGGCGCGGTGGCGTGGGTTCTTAAACTGACAGCAGAGGAGGCCAGCCACCGCTCGCTGCTGGAGGATCTACAAATCATGGAAGCAGCGGTGCTGGGCTTTATTGCAAAGCAGGAAAACTAGGGCATGGCGATGAACATGAACGCCATGCTCAAGATCCGGGCAGACGTAGACGGTCAGAACAAGATCGTCGCGCTGAACCGGGGGCTCACGTCGCTAGGCACCACCGCTGCCGGCGTGACCGGCGCTATGCGGGGCCTGACGGGCGCCTCAGCGGGCCTCTCGGGCGCTCTGGGCACCCTGGCTCCCCTGCTAAGCGTGGCGGGCCTGGCGGGCATGGTGAAGGGCACGCTGGACGCTGCGGACAAAATGAACGACCTGGCGCAGTCCACGGGCGTGTCGGTCGAGGCGCTGGGCCGCTTTAACAAGGCTGCGGCGGTAAGCGGCACCGACCTTGAAGGCGTCAGCAAGGGCCTGGTCAAGTTAAACAAGGCGATGGTGGATGCGGCCACCGGCGGCAAGGAGTCGGCGGCCACGTTTCAGGCGCTTGGTATCAACGTGAAGGGCGCAGACGGGCAGCTCAAGTCTGCCGACCGCGTGATGCTGGAGGTTGCCAACCGCTTCAAGGCGATGGCGGACGGGCCGGAAAAGACGGCCCTGGCGCTGCGGCTATTCGGCAAATCCGGCGCGGAGCTGGTGCCGCTGCTGAACATGGGCGGCGATGCTATCGACAAGCTCAGCACCAAGATGACCACCGCGTTTGCCAAGAAAGCGGACGAATACAACGACAAGCTGGCAATGCTTGGCGGCAAGGTGCGGGCACTCGGCATGGATCTGACCATCGCGTTGCTGCCGGCACTGGAGAGCATCACCGACGCGCTGACTACTGCTGTAGGTGCGTTCAATGAGCTGCCTGGGCCGATCAAGTCTGCTGCGGTCGGCGCTGCCACCTTGGCGCTGGCTTGGGGGCCGCTGACCAGCGTGCTGAAGGGCGGGCTGAAACTGGTGGCCTCAGTCGCCAACGGCATGGAGATCCTGCGCTATCAAACGGCACTGGCAGGCGGCGTGATGCCAATGCTGATTGGCCACATCCGGGGCCTGAGCGCCGCGATTTTGACAATCCCCGGTTTTGGCTGGGCCCTGGCGGGTGTCACGGCCCTGGGGCTTCTAGGCAAGGCGCTTTACGACAACAACCAAGGCTTCCGCAGCTGGGTGAACAACGTCGGCACGATCATCTCTAGCGACTTCCAGAACACAATGAAAAAAGCGGCGGCGCTCGGTACTGCTGCGGCCAAAGGCATTAGTAGCGCGTGGCAATGGCTGGTGGGCAAGACAAGCGCAGCGGCTACGGCCATCGGCGATGCTTTCTCCGGTCCGTTCGGCTTTATTGCCAACGCGGCCCGTGGGGTGTTTGGCGAGGTGCAGCGGGCCATTGCCCGGCTGTGGAACGCGCTGCCCGCGCCGATCCGCAAGGCTTTGGGCCAAGCCGGCAAGATGGCGGTGCAAAACCTTACCAATAACCCGATTGGCTATGCGGTGGGCGTGGGCGTGCGTGCGTTCCAGATGGGGCCGCAGCAGGCCGTGAACCGCGCCGGCAAGGGCGACCGGCAAGATGGCCCTGACAATGGCTTCTCCCCTGACCTAAGCGCCCTGGGCCGCGGCGCAGGCGGCAGGAAGGGTGCAGACAAGGCCAAGCAGATTCAGGAGGCGCGCATTGCATCAGCTAACGCTCTGGCGCAGTCCAAGGCCGAGCTGGCGATCTTGCGGGAGCTTGACCCGGTTAAGAAGATCCAGCTGGAATACGACGAGAAACGTCGGGCAGCTGTTGCTGCAACCGACAAGGAAATACAAAAGGCACTGTCTACTGAAGAAAAGCTAAATCTCACGCGCACGCTGCAAAACGATCTTGCAAGACTTGGTATTGAAGAAACTAACGCGCTTAAGGAGAAATACAAGGAGCTGGGTGACGCCGCCTATGACCTGGCAATCAATCAGCAGATGTGGGGCTCCGCTGCCGAGGCAGCCAACACCGCCATGGCAGGCTTCCGCGATGGCATCAGCTCGTATTTGGAGAGCATCGGTACGTTGGGCGAAGGCATCAGCAGCCTGACGCAGAACGCCATCAAGGGCCTGGAGGACGCCATTGTCAGCCTGACGACCACCGGCAGTTTTAACTTCCGGCAGTTTGCGCTGTCGGTGGTGGAGGAGATCACCCGGATGGTGACCCGGCTGCTGATCTTGGCCCCGCTTCTGCAGTTCATCCAGAGCCTGATTCCTGGCAATGGCATCGGGGCTAACTTCCCTAGTGGTGCAAACTTGTTGAAGGTCGCGTTTCCCGGCTTGGCTGTTGGGGCAAACGGCATGGTGATCGGCCCTGAGGGCCTCCAGAAGTTCGCCAAGGGCGGCGTGGTCAACCGCCCCACCCTGTTTCCCTTTGCCAATGGCACTGGCCTAATGGGCGAAGCCGGCCCTGAGGCGATCATGCCGCTCAAGCGCGGACGTGATGGCAAGCTCGGCGTGGCCGGTGGCGGTGGCACCAACATCACGGTGAACGTGGACGCCAAGGGCACCAGCGTGCAGGGTGACGAAGGCCGTGGCGGTCAGCTGGCGCGTGTGGTGGCAAGCGCAGTGCAGGCAGAATTGATCAAGCAGAAACGGCCCGGCGGCCTGATCCCGGCTTAACCAATGGCAACGTTCACTTACACCCCCAGCTTTGAGGCAACGGAGAGCAGCCAACCTCGCGTCCGCAAGACAGCCTTTGGTGATGGCTACGAGCAGCGAGTTCGGTTTGGATTAAACGCTGATCCCAAGGAATGGTCGCTGGTGTTTTCTAACCGCACAGATACTGAACGGAACAACATCACAGGCTTTCTTGAGGCCCGTGGCGGTTATGAAAGTTTCGACTGGACATCGCCTTATGGAACTGCGGGCAAATACGTCTGCAGCGACTGGCAGGTGACTTTGAGCAACTGCAACAACAACCAGATCCGCGCCACCTTCCGCCAGGTGTTTGAACCCTAATGCCTGTTCCCGTCTCTGACCTCCAAGGCATTGCACCCAGCGCGGTCATCGAGCTGTTCGAGTTGCAGCTGGTAGCTGCACTGCATGGTTCCAACGACGTGTACCGCTTTCACGCCGGCACTAGCCTCAACGCCAACGGCCCGGTCTACTGGGACAGCAACAGCTACACGCGGCTACCCATTGCGGCGGATGGTTTTGAGTACAGCGGCAACGGTCAGCTACCGCAACCCAAGCTACGGGTGTCCAACATCAACGGCACGATCACTTCGCTGCTGCTGATCGTCAACGCGATTACAACCGGCAACGACCTGATCGGCGCCAAGCTGACCCGCATCCGCACGCTGGCTCGCTACATCGACGCCACTAACTTTCCCGGTAATACCAACCCCTACGGCAGCCCCGACCCCACCGTGGAGTTTCCGAGAGAGGTCTACTACATATCGCAAAAGTCGCTGGAGAACCGCGAGCTGGTTGAGTTCACCCTGTCCGCTGCCTTTGACCTGCAGGGCGTTCGAGCACCTAAGCGGCAGTGCATCAGCAACATCTGTCAGTGGAAGTACCGCTCAGCGGAATGCACCTATACCGGCACTAACTACTTCAACGAAAACGATCAAGCAGTAGGCAGTGCCGGGCAGGACGTATGCGGCAAACGACTCAGCAGCTGTGAAGCCCGCTTTGGCGCTAGCGCTGAACTGCCATTTGGCTCCTACCCCGGTGTGGGCACTTACTTCGCATGACCTGGCGCACGGAAGCCCTAGAGCACGCCAAGCGTGACGCCCCTTGCGAAGCCTGCGGTCTGCTGGTGGTGATCAAGGGGCGCAAGCGTTACCTGCCCTGCCGCAACCTGGCGCTGACCACTGAGCAATTCATCCTCGATCCTGAGGACTACGCCGCTGCTGAGGACCAAGGCGAGATCGTCGCTGTCGTCCATTCGCACCCGGCCATGCCACCAGAGCCGAGCGAAGCCGACCTCGTGAGCTGCGAGAAAAGCGGCCTGCCCTGGTACATCGTCAACCCCAACACCGAAACCTGGGGCCAGTGCAAGCCAACCGGCTACAAAGCCCCCCTCGTTGGACGCCAATGGGTCTGGGGAATTACCGACTGCTGGACCCTGGTGCGCGACTGGTACATCGAGCACGGCCTGGAGCTACCGGATTGGGACCGCCCCATAACCCCTGAAGCATTTGAAGCCGAGCCGATGTTTGAGGGTTGCTGGGCTGAAGCCGGTTTCTGCGAACTCACCGAGGACGACGACCTGCAAGTCGGTGATGCCCTGCTGATGGCCATCGGTATTTCAAAACTGAACCATGTTGCTGTTTATGTAGGCGACGGGCTGGTATTGCACCACCTACGGCCACGCTTGTCATCAGCCGACATCTACGGCGGGTGGCTTCAGAAACAAACTGGCCGCCGACTCCGCCATTACGATTGGAAGGCGCTGGAGGCTACAGGATGAGGAGCATCCGTTTGTATGGCCGTCTAGCCAAATTCCTAGGCCGCCGTCAATTTCAAGCCGAGGTCGCCAACGCTGCTGAAGCCGTGCGTTTTCTGCTGGCGAATTTTCCGCAGCTGCAGGAGCACATGGCAGATCAGCACTACAAGGTGCAGGTGGGGCAGCGCCAAATAGTGGAAGATGAATTGCACGAACCCAGTAGCCAGCGCGAGGAGATCCGACTGATTCCTGTGATTGCAGGCGCAGGTGCTGCCGGGCGGATCATTGCTGGCGTGGCGTTACTGACGGCATCCTTTGCCATCCCAGGTTTTGCAGCATGGGCCGGCCCCACCGCTTATTCATTGATCGTTGGCGTTGGTGCCAGCCTGGTGCTTGGCGGCGTCGCGCAACTGCTGACGCCCGTGCCCACCATGTCGATGGGCACTGACAGCCAAGACGACCCCCGCAAGTCCTACAGCTTTAGCGGCATCCAGAACGTCAGCCGTCAGGGCGTACCCGTCCCCATCATCTACGGCGAAACCCTTGTCGGTTCCGTGGTGATTTCCGCCGGCATCGACATTGATCAGGTGACGGCATGACCGAGATCCTTGGAGCTGGTGGAGGTGGCGGCGGAAGCGGCGGCAAGGGTGGTGGAGGTGGCGGTGGCCGTTCTCCCAGCACTGCTGCTGACAGCCTCGATAGCACTGCCTACGCCAAGCTGATCGACCTCATTAGCGAGGGTGAGATCCAAGGGCTAAAGAACGGTGCCAAGTCGATCTACCTCAACAACACACCACTGCAAAACGAAGACAACACGTACAACTTCACCAACGTCACTTGGTACGCCCGCACTGGCACTCAAGCCCAAGCGTTCATTCCTGGTTTTGACGAGATTGCCAATGAAGTAGCGGTCAACGTCACTGTCACCCAACCATCTCCAGTCACCCGCTCGATCACCAGCACCAAGGACGCAGTACGGGTCACAATCAGCGTTCCCCAGCTTCAAAGTGTCAGCAACGAGGGGGACATCAACGGCACCTCGATTGACCTCAAAATCTCGACGCAAACCAACGGCGGGTCGTTTGTAGACAAGATCACTGACACCATCTCGGGCCGCACTGGTGATGCCTACCAGCGGGACTACATCATTCCGCTAACCGGGCCTTTTCCTGTCAATGTGCGCGTCACACGCATCACTGCTGATAGCACCGATCCCAAGCTGACGAACGCCTTCAGTTGGACCAGTTACACCGAGATCAACTACAAGAAACTCCGCTACCCCAACTCGGCGTTGGTGGCGATGCGCGTTGATGCTGAACAGTTCAGCAATATCCCAACCCGCAGCTATCTGATCCGTGGCGTCAAGGTTCGGATCCCCAGCAATGCCACCGTCGATCCCACAACGGGCGCACTAATCTACGCCGGCGTCTTTAACGGCACTTTTGCTGCAGCGCAGTGGACTTCAGACCCGGCTTGGTGCCTATGGGACTTGCTTACGTCTGGCCGCTACGGCTTCGGCAATTTCCTCAATGATCAGCAGCTCGACAAGTGGGCTTTTTACCAAGCCTCGGTTTATTGCTCAGCGCTAAACACCCGCCCCGGCGGCAGCACTAACGACTACAACGCCAGCACTGGCCGGCACGGTATCCCCGATGGCCTCGGCAACTACGAGCCTCGCTTCTCCTGCAACGTCAACATCCAGACGCAAGAGGACGCCTACAAGCTGATCAATGACATGTGCTCGGTGTTTCGGGCCATGCCGTTCTGGTCTATTGGCAGCCTGACCGTTGCCCAAGACGCCCCCGGCACCCGCGCCTACCTGTTCAGCCTCAGCAACGTCACCGAGGAAGGCTTCAGCTACAGCGGCAGCTCTCAAAAAACCCGCTCGACGGTGGCTGTGGTCAAGTATTTCGATACCGCCCTACGGGACTACGCCTACGAGGCCGTCGAAGACCAAGCCGCCATTGCCAAATACGGCGTTCAGACCAAAGAGATCGAAGCCTTTGCCTGCACCAGCCGTGGCCAAGCCCACCGTCTCGGAGAGTGGCTTCTCTACTCCGAAGCCTATGAAACCGAGGTGGTCTCCTTCACCGCCTCCATCGAAGCCGGCGTGTTGGTGCGGCCCGGCCAGATCATTGCCATCGCAGATCCCGTCAAATCCGGCGTCCGCCGAGGTGGCCGAGTCAAGAGCGGGACCACCACAGTCATCACCGTAGACGATGCCACCGGCTTAACGCTTGGCACCAACCCCAACCTCTACCTGATGATGCCCAACGGCACCATTGAAAACAAAGCCGTCTCATCCATCGTCGGCAACGTGATCACGGTGTCCAGCGCCTTCTCGGTGGCACCCAACCCCAACACGCAGTGGCTGTTCCAGAACGACGCAATACTGCCCACCCGCTGGCGCGTCCTCACGGTGCAGGAGCAGGACGGCACAAACTACGCCATTACGGCACTGGCCTGGAACGATGGCAAATACGCCTACATCGAGCGCGGCGTGCCACTGCAACCGCGTAGCGTCACAACTCTTAACCAAATCCCTGTTTCGCCCTCGTCGCTTTCGTTTGAGGAGTCGCTGTACACCTACCAGAACGAGGTGCGCTCACAGTTGACGGCCATGTGGCTGCCGGTGCCGGGTGTCAGCGAGTACGAAGTGCAGTGGCGTAAGGACAAGGGCAACTGGAACGTTGAAAGCGTGCGCGGTCCGCTGCATGAAATACTAAACACCACGCCGGGGCTGTTTGAGTACCGCATCTATGCGTTGAACTCGGCCAAACTGCCGTCGTCGGATTACCTCAGCGGTAACACTAACGCCCTGGGCAAGACTGCCCCGCCTGCAGCGGTAACCGGCTTTACCGCTGTGTTGGACCCAGACATTGGCATCACGCTGAACTGGAACAAGAACACGGAGCTGGATCTGCAGGGCTACGAGATCTGGCAGGGCGCATCCTTTGGCACCGGCACCAAAATCGGCCTGTTTCAAACCACCTCCGCCAAGGTCGGCCTGCTGCCCACCGGCACAGTCACTTGGTACATCAAAGCGCTGGACACCTCGGGGGTGTACTCCACAACCGCCGCCAGCGTCAGCGTCACGATTGGAGCTGCTGGTGCACCCCCTGTGACCAGCACGTTCAAGGGCACTGATGTGGAGCTGCGTTGGAGCGCGGTGACCGGCAGCCTCTCAACGCAGTATTACGAGATCCGCTACGGCAGCACCTCGTCAACCTTTGCAACGGCCACACCGGCTGGCACTGTTCAAGGCACGGTGTTCACCACCAAGGTGGCGTGGTCTGGTAACCGCCGCTGGTTTGTGGCTGCCGTAGATCTCAAAGGCAACGTTGGCACTGCCGGCACAGCCGACGCCCAAGTCAGCGCAGCTAGTGCGCCCAGCATCACCCAACAGGTGATCGACAACAACGTGCTGCTGCAGTGGAACGACGTAACCCAGACGCTGCCGATTGAGTATTACGAACTCCGCAAGGGCAACACCTGGGCCACAGCCACTGTTATTGGCACCAAGCAAGGCCGCTTCACCTCGGTGTTTGAGGTTGCCTCGGGCACCTACACCTACTGGCTGGCGGCCATTGACTCCGCTGACAACTACGGCACCCCCGGCTCCGTAACCGCAGTGGTGAACCAGCCGCCGGACTACCAGCTGCAGCTAGACATCAACTCCACGTTCAGCGGCACCAGCACCAATGTCGCTGTGGAAAGCGGTCGCCTAGTGGCTGCGGTCAACACCACCGAAACCTGGCAGCAGCACTTCACCACCCGCAGCTGGAACACTCCGCAGGATCAGATCAACGCTGGCTACGCCTACTACGCCATGCCCTCGGCCACCACCGGCACCTACGAAGAGACCGTGGACTACGGCACTTCCATCGCTGGCACCAAGATCACTGCAGCCCTGACCAGCCAAGTGGTTGCCGGCAGCCTGACTATCACCCCCCGGATCAGCACCAAGCTCTATGTGGGCGATGCGTGGACGGACTACAACAACGTCAGCGAGGTCTACGCCACCAACTTCCGCTACTTCAAGATCCGCTACGACTTTGCCTCCGCTGGCGGGGACGACTTGCTGACCGCCTCAGCACTCAACATCCGCATGGACGCCAAGCTGAAGAACGACTTTGGCAATGGCACAGCCAACGCTGGCGACACAGGCGGAACCACGGTCAACTTCAACGTGGCCTTTATTGACGTACAAGCAATCTCGGTCACACCGCTGACAACTAGCGCAGTCATTGCTGTCTATGATTTTGTTGACGTACCTAACCCCACGAGCTTCAAGGTGCTGCTGTTTAACACATCAGGTACGCGAGTCAGCGGCACCTTTAGCTGGAGCGCAAGAGGAGTCTAATGGCTAACTGGAGCAACCCCCAACTCACCAGCACCTACACCAACTTCGTCACCGAGGTCAAAGACCGTGACGTAGACCTGGCGCTGCAGTTTGACGGCACCACAAGCACCAACATCCCAACCAACACGATCCGCTGGAACAGCTCAATCAACCGTTGGCAGAAGTGGTCCGGCAGTGCCTGGGGTGAATTGACCAGCACCTACGCCCTCAACGCCCTCAGCGTGAGCGGCAGCACCAGCCTCGGCACCGCAACGGCCACCACCGTTGCCACCGGCGACAACAGCACCAACATCGCCACCACGGCCTGGGTCAAAGCCCAGAACTACCTGACCAGCGTTGCGGGTAGTTTCCTTCCGCTCAGCGGTGGCACGATCACTGGCAACTTAACCGTTGGCGGAACTTTTATAGCTGGAGGCGACATTTGCGCTAGTGGAGTCAATGGAGGTTCATTTGCATTTAGAAATAAAATTATCAACGGTGATTTTGCGATTGATCAATACAACTCAGGAGCAGTAATAAATGCTATAACTGCGACCGCATATTTTACCGACAGATGGCAGCTTAACTTTTCTGGTGCGACTGGTGGATCAATCAAGGGCCAACAAAATTACAACGTCGGCACCGTAGGACTGCCTAGATACTTCAACACTTACTTCGGATTTGAGAACAATACCGCCGTTTCTCAAACGAGCGCAGATGCCATAAACATTCAGCAGCGCATTGAGGGGTTCAATGTTGCAAGCTGGCAGTGGGGAATAGCCACATCGCGTGACGCTCTCCTTAGCTTTTACTTCAGGACAAGCGTTTCTGGAACCTACGGTGTTTCTATTCAAAATGCTGCCAATGACATGTCCTATGTGACCAGCTTTCTTGTTACAGCGGGGGCAGTTAATACGTGGACAGCAGTGGCATTCCGCATTCCCTCGCCCACAACAGGGTCATGGTTTAAGGACAACGGCGTTGGCATCCGCGTTCGTCTTTCCCTTGGTTGTGGCACGTCCTCTCAAACAGCCACTACAAACTCCTGGATTTCCGGCAACTTTCATGCCCCCACAGGTGCCGTCTCTTGGGTTGGTACCGCAGGTGCAACTTTTTTTCTAACAGGTGTTCAGTTTGAGCCTGCCGACAACGTGAATGCTGTAGTCACCGACTTCGAAAACCCGCCACTTAGCACCAAGCTGGCCCTCTGCCAGCGGTACTTCTACAACGCAACGCAGTACGTCGGCCCAAACAATGCCATAACTACCTACCACCACCCCGTTCGGATGCGAGCCACACCCACTGTCACTGGCGGCGGCACAAACTACAACACAATGCTCCTCGATACCAACGGCGTGGCGCACTATCGAACAGTGGCTGACTCACGAGCCATGACCTACAGCGCGGAGCTTTGACCATGTATCAACTCACTGCCGGCACCGAAATCCTGCGCTTGATAGACAGCGCGTATATTCCTGCGGACCCTGATAACACCGACTATCAAAACTATCAGCAGTGGCTTGATGACGGCAACACGCCCGAGCCTGCACCACCAGCACCAGCACCACCTACGGCAGCCGAAAAACTCGCCGCCGCTGGCCTCACCGTTGAAGACCTCCGTGGGCTGTTGGGTATCTCCTAATGGCAGTCAAAGCCAAAACCGGATCACTAGGGCGCACAGGTCACACGCCTGGCCCACCTAAAACCACCAGCCAGGGCTACGGGCAGCACTCACGCCCACGCCGCAGGGGCCACAAGCCGCTCAGAGGGCAGGGCCGGTAGTGGACGCTCAAACCCGCGAAAACTGGCGACGCATCCGCGATCACATAGAAGCAGCGGGAAAGACCGACAACCACTACTACCGCCGTGGTCTTGCCATCCTCGCCGAGATGTCCGATCCGTTTGATCGTTACCATGTGATTGAGCGAGCGCGCCCCGATGACGGAGGAACCCAAGACCGTTAGCGGCGTCTTCGCAGCTTCCCTCCCCGCTGCGTTGGCTGCTGGCATGGTCGCCATCGGGGCGCTGCTCATCTCGATGCAGGTGCAGTCCGCCAGGATCGAGGCCACTATCGTGCAGATGGCAAAATCCGTGGACGAACTAAAGACCGACGCACGCGCCCAAATGGCAGAACTAGACCAGCGTGTGCGCGCCCTTGAAATGCGCCCGTAACCTTGGAGCACCCACATGGATGCCATGTCGCCTGAAACTCTGGCCGCCATCGCCATCATCATCGCTGCCGGCTCTGAGCTGATCGCCATCAGCCCGCTGAAATCCAACAGCTGGATCCAGCTCCTTCTGCAGGCCGCCAAGCTCGCCTTTCCCAAGCGCCGCTGACTATGACTAACACAGCCCCGATCACCCTGGAGCAGCTGTTCCGGTTTTATCGCGGGCTGCCGCATCAGGCCGCGGCCATCAGCCAGCTAGAGCAGGATCTGGCCGTCAATAGCTACCAAGCCGCCATGCGCCGCGACCGTGCATGGTTTAAGACCTGGAGCCAAGACGGCAAGCAGGTGGACCTGGCCGCGGCGCTAAAACTCATCAAGGACTTTGAGGGCTGTCACCTCGACGCCTACCCCGACCCGCTCTCCGGTGGCGCACCGTGGACCATCGGCTACGGCACCACCCGCTACAGCGACGGCAGGGCGGTCAAGAAGGGCGACCGCCTCAACATGGTCGAAGCCGACATGCTGCTTCGCTTGGAGGTGGACCGCATCGCAGAAAAGCTCCGCGCCACCGTGCCGCACTGGGGCGAGATGGCTGACCATCAGAAGTGCGCGCTGATCAGCTTTGCCTATAACCTCGGTTCAGCCTTCTACGGGTCCAAGGGCTTTGAGACCATTAGCAAGCGCCTGCGGGAGAAGGACTGGAGCGGCGTGCCCGATGCCCTGCTGTTGTACAGGAACCCTGGCACAAACGTTGAGGCCGGCCTGAAGCGCCGCCGCATCGCAGAGGGCGATCTGTGGGGCCGTGAACGGCAGACCACCGGGGCGATCTCCGCAATGTTCACGCCTGAGTCACCCCTCAGCCACAAGATCACGGCCCACGTCACCTATGGCGAGTTTGCGCTGAACCAAGAGGCGCGGCGCTTTGATCACCAGCACCAGTGCGACACGGCAATTCGCCTGTCGCAGTTTCTGGATCGTGTCCGCACGCAGTTCGGCGCCAAGCCGGTGGTGATCACCTCGGGCTACAGGCCCGCAGCCATCAACAAACTGGTGGGCGGTGCATCGGGCAGCGAGCACCTCTACAGCGTGCCTGGCGAGGGTGCCGTGGACTTCTTCGTGGACGGGGCTGACATCAACGCAGTGCAAGCCTGGTGCGACAAGGAGTGGCCCTACTCGCTGGGGTACGGTGCCCAGCGTGGCTTTGTCCACCTTGGCATCCGCAGAGGCAGCCCTAGGCTCCGGTGGCCGTACTGAGCCCGGCGGTGCATGACGTTGGGCCTTTTTATTGCATCTGCGCGATCACCTTGGCAGCAGCAGCGGCTGCAGCCTCATCGACCAGGTGCGCGTACCGATCCGTCGTGAGCGGGCTGGCATGGCCCAGCAGCCCACCGATCTGCTTCAACGTCAGCCCGGCGCTAATACCCACGCTGGCGTAGCTGTGGCGCAGATCGTGAACCACCAGATCGGTCAACTGCGCCGTAGCACACAGCTCCCCCCATAGCTTGGGATACCCCACCAGCGGGTGGTCGCCATCGCCCTGAATGATCCAGTCGCTGTTTGACCGCGCCCGCAGCTGCTGAAGCACCTCAAGCGCCGGCGGCGTCAGATGCACCAGCCGCGGGTGCCCGTCGCTGCCGGTCTTGTGGCACTCATGCGGCACCACCAGCAGCGCATCCTGGAGCCATTCCCAGCGGGCGTTTTTAATTTCCGAGACGCGGCAGCCGGTAAGCAGCAGCAGCCGAATCAGCTGCGCGAACCGCCACCGCACCCCGGCCTCCCCAAACCGGTCGAGCGCCGCCAGCAGCCGCTTCATCTCCTCCCGCTTCAGATACCGCCGCCGCTTCCGTTCGCCGTTTCCCGGCACCTTGGCGCAAGGGTTATCGGCCCGCATCCCCCAGAGAATTGCCAGGTTCATCGCCTTTCGCAGCACCGCCAGCGTCCGGTTGGCCTGGGTGCCGCCCACTGTGCTGATTAGATCCATCACCTGGGCGCTGGTGACCAGCTGCACCTTGATGGTGCCCAGCGCCGGGATGATGTGGCAGCCCCAGATGGTTTTGTAACCAGAGCGGGTTGAGGCCCGCAGCTTGCCGTAGTGCTCGGCCTCCAGCCGCTTGTGCAGGTCGGCCACCGATGGGCCGCGGCGCAGCTCTTGCCGCTTGGTGGTGGGGGCCTGGCCCTGGGCAACGGCAGCCAGCAGCTTGTGCGCCTCCTCCCGTGCCAGCGTGCGGCTCACGACCGTGGTGCGCCCAATGCGGTGGTGCTGCTGTTTGCCGCTCGGTTCCCTGAAGCGCAAGTACCAGGTCTCAACCCCGCTCGGTAGACGCAAGATGCCCAGTCCAGCGACTTTTGTGTCAGCAATCCATTCGCGCACCATTCGCGCAATCTCCCGTGATTTCGGGTGAATCTGCGCGAACGGCTGTGAGAACGCAAGTGGAGATTTGGCCACTGAATCAGGTCTTTAGCGAGATTCCGTGATCTGGCGTGAGGCGGTCAAAAACGATTTGTAATCAGGGGGTCACAGGTTCGAGTCCTGTAGCCGGCACCATAAAACCTACAGAAATCAAACACTTACGCCGCACCGGCCAGCACCGGCAGATGACAGGGCTGGCCCGTTCGCGCACTATTCGCGCAAGATCGCTGGGTTCCGCAGCGGCGCCATCCGCAGCCTGTGGATTCGGCTCGGCGCCTCGGCTGGGTCATCCAGCGGGATCAGGGTGAAATCATCGCAGCCGTGCGTTTCGGCAAAGGTCTGCGCGGCGATGTGTGTGGTGAACGGCCCGACGTGCCACGGGCCGATACGGAGGGCGTAGTTCATAGTGGTGAAAATAGGGGCGCCAAGGCGGCCCGGTGGGGGTCAAGCCCACTCGACGGAGCAACCCCAGTCGGCCAGTTCTTCAAGCACCCAGCCAATCTGGCTTTTACGGTACAGGATCGACTCGGGCATGATGTCGCCTGCGCGGGACGCCATCCAGCGCTGACCAGCTTCAGTCTGAGCGCTTACAGCGACCTGAGTGGTGCCGAAGCCCTTGCCGGTGCAGAGAATGTCAGCCATGGGATAAACCCCCGAAACTGCAGTAACTATACCCTGCCCACGGGGCACAATGCCCCGGATGCAAGGCACGTTCACAAACTGTCACACAAGCCAACTAGGTCGCGCTCCTTAGCGCAATGGCTCACCGGCGTGCACTAAGCTGGCTATCCCATCGAAACAAACGGTGGGGCGTCCGCTGCAGGCCGGCAGCGGTGAGGTGTGCAGGCGCGTGAGCCGGCGCCACCGGCCACCCCTATCGCGCCAGCAGCTGGTCCAGGTAGATCTCGGCCTGAAACTGGTCGGAGCTATACCGGCAGATGCCACCTACACAGCTGCGGTAATACACCTCCATCCCCTCACGAAACAGCGTTTCGATGTAGCCGCCGTCGCGCTCCACGCGGCCTAGCACCTCCGGCTCGTTCATCGTCCTTCCTGCTGATGAATCCATGTTTTGAGGCTGCTCACATAGTCGCGCAGCACCTGGGCCTGCTGCAGATGCCAGCTGTCGCCGGAGTCAAACCACAGCCGGTTGTGCCGATCAACAGCTTGCAGCGCCTGGTGGATCAGTGGGCACCAGTCTGCGCGCACAGGCGTGTTCCACTCCCGCTTTAACACGGCACCAGGGCGGCCACGTTCAGTCTGGCGAGCGGATCGCGGCGTCAAACATCTCGCACCGTGGCGCGTATCGCCCACCACTGCGCTTTGCCTCCGGGATGCCCAGCTCGCACCGATTCCGCACCAGATCCCACTGCAGGCAATCCCAACACATGCGCTGCCCACCTTTAGGCCGCAGCTGCACCAGCGCCGCCTGGTAGATCGACTGTGCCCGCAGCAGCGCATCCGGCAAATGCACCGCCCCGGTGTCAGCCTCCAGCTGGTGCTCAGGCTTTGGACCCAGCACCACACGGGCGTGCCAGGTTCGATCAGAGCGGCTGCACACCAGCAACAGACGACCGGCGTGCAGGCTGATCATTCCTCGCCGAAACTTGGCTGGTGGTAAAGCCGTTCCAGCTGCAACGCCAACGGCTCAGTCTCCACGATGTCAATCGGATCGTTCTGATCCTTGGCGATGAACGCCAAACGGGAGGCGTAGGGCTTAAGCACCAGCAAACCGACCCTAGGGCTACGCACCAGCATCCGCAGCGCAATGCGCTCTAGCCAGGTCAGTCGCAGGTGATTGAGCATTGCTCCAGTTTGGCCATCAATCGGTCGAGATACCAGTCCGCCTTCTTGGCAGCCTGCTCGGTGACCTTATGCCCATCGCCCCAGCAACTGCTGCCGGCAAACCTCAATGGCCTGCTGCGCCTGTTTCTCAGTCATCACCGATTCGGTGACATCCATCGCCTTCACTACCTTGGCGAACAGCTCGGGGTAGTAGGTGTCGCGGAAGTTTGCGGCGATGTCGCGGCAGAACTCCTCCCACAGGCCGGTATAGGTGCAGCAGGTGCGGCCACTAGCCCGGTAAAGCGCCTCCATCATGTCGGCGCGTTGCTGGTCAAGCTGTGTGGGGGTCATGGGTCGAGATACTGGCGAAGGTGAAGCAGCTCAGCGCAGAGCTGTTCACGGTTGCGAATGCCCATCGTGCCGCGAAGCTGGTCGATGCGGATGTCAATCAGCAATCGCAGCCGGTCGCGTTCAGACTGCTGCCCAGCCTTAAACGTGTTGCTGCCCTCCAGCAGGCTATAGAGCCTGGCGCGTGCTGCTGGTGTCATGCCAACACCTTCACTTCGGATCCGGGCCAGCGGTTCTGCGCGTAGCGGATCGCGGCTCGGACGTTCTCGGCTTGCGTGGTCCACAGCATTGGCTGAGCGCCGCGTGGGTAGACCATTACCCTGTAGAGCTTGGTGCGGGCTTTTAAGTTGGGCCGGCTGATGCCGTCACCGTGTTTGCTGGTGGGGCCGTCTTCAGTCCACTGCCAGGGCAGCATTGAACCGGCTGGTGCGTCAGGCATGAGCGTTTGGGTCGGTGACGGTTTCAGGGTTGAGCCACTCAAGCTCTGACCACCACGGAAGGTAAGTCCGGGCGGCGATTTGTTTAGCTTCTGTCAGGCTGTGAGCGTGGATGCACTCGACTACGTTGGCTTCACGGATCGTGAAGTAGAAGCGGCGGGGGGTCATGGCTTGGCATCCCATTCGCCGCACCATTCAAAATCATCAGTCAAAGGCCATACCGCTTCCGGCGGATAGCCAAAGCCATCACCTCTCTGGGAGTGCCAAATGAAAGACCGGGGCGCGTATCTTCGACAGATGCCGACACCTTTGTAGTCAACATCTGAAGATTTTTCCCAGTAACGGCATTTCCCGCAACTTTGTTCAATCATTTCCGGCAATCCGGGTGAATGGACGGATGCACAGGACAGACCGGCTGAGTGCCGCTGTGGGTCATGCCGGGCTGGTTGCCGGCCTCAAGGCCGATCATGGCGAACACAGCCGCGACGATCAGGCAGCAGATGGCGTTGTTGATGCGGTCAGTCATGGCAGATGCTGGTTGGCGGGTAGAGGTGTGGAAGAAGTCGTCGGTGCTTGACGGTGCGGAAGCGGGTGGGCATCACACCACCGAGCTGAATTGGCCGTTTTCGTACTTGACCACGAGATAAGAGCGGCGACCGCGTGGGCGCTTGACCGTGTACTGAATCCGAGCGTTGCCGTTGTGAACGTAGTTCTCAGCTTTCAGGACTTCGTAGGTGATGCCTTCGATGTGGAGGGTCATGGGTGGAGAAGCGGTGGCCTCGGTGGCCGTGGCCTAAGTATGCCCCGCCGGCGGGGTACATGCCACAGGTGTGTGACAGTTCTTCACACGGCACCCTCGCCCACTGCCAGCTCCACAGGCACACGCAATACAGGCTTGCTCTGACCGGCGCCGCCCATCCGCTCCCAGCCCACCATTGCAGACTTCACCGAAACCTCCACCGTGAACCACACATGACCACAGTCAGCGCACCGCCGCTGCCGCACAATGGCAGCATCGTCTCGGCTGTTCGTAGCCACAGCCCTGACGGTTTCGCCGGAGCATTGCGGGCATTGCATCGCTATCGTGAGACGTACCCCACTGGTCTAGCACAATGCGGTTCGGTGAGTGGATGGCTGTCACCCTGACAGCAGAACAGCAATTTGAGATCGAAAAGAAAGCCCGCGCCCTGCTTTCAAGCCCGGACGCGGGCACCATGGCCGTCGCGCTCTACAAACAAGCCAGCTACCAGCAGCAGCTACTCCAGCAGGCGGTGAATGAGATCGCACGCCTGGAGTGCAAGCTAATGGGCTACTAGAACAAGTCCGCCTCAGTCACGCCGCTCACAACCCCATCAGTGGCCTTTGCCAGGCTGGCCGCGGCATCACCAGGATCCACCCAGTCACGCGGCGGCTGCGCCACGGCGCTCACATACGCCAGACCCTTCTGGCTGGTCTTTTTCCAGCCGCTGATCGGCACCTGCACCGAGCCGTACTGGTCCGGCGTCTGGCTCATCACAAAACGGCACAGCGCATCCAGCTCCTCCACCTTGACGTTCATCATCCCGGTAAAGTCCAGCTTGCTGTCAGGCTTGCTGGACTTGAAGATCGACAGGTTCAGCTTGAAGCTCATTGTCTTGGTTGAGTAGTTGAGTGATTGGGCATCCCGCGCAGGTTTCGGGCTTCATACGCCTCGACCTCCGCCACGGGATACAACACACGGCCTCCGATCTTTACAAATCTCGGGCCGCGGTTCTGGCTCCTCCAGTTATCCAGCGTTGCCAGAGTCACGGTGTTGCACCACCGCGCCACCAGGTCCGCAGGCCGGAGATAGCCGGGCTGCTCAAAAGATTTCGTCATCGTCAATCACCTCCTCTGCGTCCGGCGTGGCCGGCTTGTCTATCTTCTCGTTCAACTCACTCACCACCACCCGCGCAGGCTTTGCAGCCGGCACCGGAGTCACATCCACCGGTTCAACGTCCAGCACTTCCTCCTGGGTCTGGATGCCCACCAGCAGTTCGGGAATGTAAAGCCGGCCCCAGAAGGCCGCGGCCCGGTAGCGGATCATCAGCTCGGGCATGGTGAGCCACTTGCTGCCGCTTTTAGTGGCCCAACCTTCTTTCTTCGCCATTGCCATCGTCACCTCGGGGCCACGCAGTTCCTGGCCGCTGGCGAGTTCCGTGGCGACCGCCGTGCAGGCGAGCGTCTCGCCTTTGCCAATGATTTCGTACCCCAGCGGGCTAAACCGCCCGCAGCCGTTGACCAGGCCGATGATGAACTGCGACGACCAAGAGGGCCGTCCATGGATGATGTGCAGGTTCTGCATCACCATCAGCGGATCCATCTGCATCCGCCTTGCAATGTTCAGTGCCACCAGGCAGTTGGCAAGCCCCTGCTGGCCTTGGTACTGCTGAGGTATCAGCGTGCTACTGGCGAGCGCCTTGGCAAAACGCTGGGCCTCATCAAACGCGATGGCGCTGGAGAACACACCGGGCTGGGCCGCAGACGTGGTTGTGATTGCTGTGCTGTCGGTCATCAGTAAGTCTCTATCTCAGTGGGTTGTGACAGTGATGTGTCAGGCCGTGGGCGCATCCACCCCGGCAGGCCGATCACCTCGATTTGGTCGCTGTAGCTGGGCCAGCGGTTTGCTGCCTTGCACTCCGCCAGCAGCGCCAGGTCGCGTGCTGCAGTCGCAGCCCCAGCAGCCACCATTTCATCGTCGGCGGCATAGACCGCGACCGCGTAAGGCGGCTTTTTCTCCACGCAGACAAATATGAACTGGTCAGGCCGAAGGCCAGCAGCGCGCTCGATGCCGTCCAAGTACCACGCAGCCTGCAGGTGATAGCGCCAAGTGCTGATGCTTTTGCGGAACCCAGCCGGGCTGGCGTCTTCGGTGGTCTTCAGGTCAACGATCAGGCTGCCGTCATCCAGCAGCCAGTCAGGCCGGCATTTGCACTCCAAGCCCGTGGCGGCATCAGTCCACATGTGGGTGGTCTCCGCCTTGCCAGGCAGCTTCAGCAGCATCGCTGCAGCTGGATGCTTCCACACAGCCTCGGCCATGCGGCTCACCATGACCCGATCCTCAGCGGTGATTAGCTCACGGCCTTTGGCCTCGGCCTCAAACTCCGCCCAGCGGGCCTTGCCTTCCTTGGTGCGGCGATCCACCTGCTGGGCCACGATGTAGCGGCTATCCCAGGTGTCAGGCTCCAGCGTCAGCGTGTGGACTGCTGTGCCCAACCTCATGGCCGGGGTCGGCTCAGGCTCGACACGGTTCGGGTCTAGATACCGCGCCCAGTAATGCAGCGGGCTGCGGGCGATCAGATCCAAGTGGCTTTTGCTGACCACGCTCGCCAGTGCGTGGTAGGCGTCGTTTTCCATAGGCTCTACTTGGCTAGGGCTCTCGGAATTTACCAGGGCTTCCCTCTTTTTCACGGCTTTTCATCTTAAGTCTTTGATTTCACTTAGGCTTTTGGCCTCCGACTCGGATAGCACTGCAGGCATTGCGGGTCTAGCCAAATGTGTTCGCTTCGTCCTTATCAACAGCGCGCCGTTCACGACCTCCGCCTGGCCTTTCGCGACGGCGCACGCTCCCCCCTGCTTGTCCTTCCCACTGGCGGCGGCAAAACCATCGTCATCGCTGAAATCATCCGCGGCTTGTCAGATCGTGGCCGCAGCGCCCTGGTGCTTGTTCACCGCCGTGAGCTGGTCACGCAGACCAGCCGCAAGCTCAACCTGGCAGGCGTGCCGCACGGCATCATCGCTGCCGGCATGGCACCAACAGCTGCACCGATTCAGATCGCTTCTGTCCAGACGCTCGCCCGCCGCCTGGATCGTGTCATCACACCCCCGGACCTGATCGTCATCGATGAGGCGCACCACGCCACCGCAGGCAGTTGGGAGCGTGCTCTCGGCCACTGGCCTGACGCCTACCGCCTTGGAGTCACCGCCACACCCGTTCGCTTGGATGGCCGCGGCCTATCGGCAGTCTTCGACCGTCTTGTTATTGGCCCATCTGTCGCTGACCTTATGTTCACGGGCTATCTCAGCCCAGCCAAGATCTACGCACCGCCGCAGGTTGCAGATCTCAGTCAACTTCGCCGCCGGGCTGGTGACTTTGCCGCAAACGATGCCGCCACCGCCATGGATCGGCCCACCGTGACGGGTGACGCCATCGCTCACTACCGGCGCCTCGCATCAGGCCAGCGCGCTATCGCTTTCTGCTGCAACGTGCAGCACGCAGAGCACGTTTGTGCATCATTCCTCAGCAGTGGCATCTTAGCTGCCACCTTGCTCGGCTCCACCGATCCATTGAGGCGCGATGCCACGGTTGCTGCTTTTGATGCCGGCGCAGTGCAGGTTCTGGTGACTGTCGATGTGGTCTCCGAGGGCTTCGACATCCCCGCCGCCAGTTGTGCCATCCTGCTCCGGCCAACGCAGTCCTTAGGGCTCTACCTCCAGCAGGTGGGCCGCGTGCTCCGGCCAGCACCGGGCAAGGCCCATGCGGTGGTGCTCGACCACGTCGGCAACGTCCACCGCCATGGCTGGCCCGATGATTCCCGCGACTGGACCCTGGCCGATTTACCGCGGGGCACCCGTACAGCGTCCGTACAAGCCCTTACCGTCCGCACATGCCCCGCCTGCTTTGCTGCGTTCCGGCCCGCACCCATTTGCCCCTGCTGCGGCCATGAGCAACCCGCACCCAAGCCCCGCATCCTCCGCCAGGTGGACGGTGAGCTGAAGGAGCTGCGCCGTGAGGCGGTACGTCAGCGCACTGCTGAACGCCGCATGGCACGAACTCTTCCCCAGCTGCTGGCTCTGGCCAAACAGCGCGGCTATTCGCCCGCGTGGGCATTCAGGGTCCACAATGCGCGCAGCCGATCCGCATAGCGTGGCAAACGCCGAAACCGAGCTGCAGCAGCGTATCCGCCTGGCGCTCGGTCTCCGGTCAGACCTTCGCTTGTTTCGAAATCAGGTCGGTCAGCTGCCAGACCCACGCACCGGCAGGCCCGTCAAGTTCGGCCTCGCACGCGGCTCAGCAGACCTCATTGGCTGGCGCACCGTC